CCGTACCCGGACAGCGGCACGACCTACAACTTGAAGGGCGTGTACTGGCGGCGCATGACGTTGACCACGACGCTCACGTTTAACGAAGTGTTCCGCGTGCATCCTGACCTGTACTTGTCGGCGGCGATTTCTGAGGCGATACCGTTTATCGGCCAGGATGCTCGGTTGCAAGTGTGGGAAGCGAAGTATCAGCAGATCCGCAATGACCTGTTGAACGAGGTGAACACCGAAGGTTATGAAGGAAGCGAGGTCGAGTTCTAATGTATCCGCTAAAAATCTTCGTCGGTTACGATGCCAGAGAGGCAATCGCCTTTCACGTCTGCGTGAACAGCATCATTCGTCATGCGTCGGTGCCGGTGAGCATTCACCCGCTGGCGCTTAACACAATGCCGTTTTATGAGGAAACGCACAAGGGGTCGAATCAGTTCATTCACTCGCGATTCCTTGTGCCGTACCTGTGCGGGTTTCAAGGGCATGCGTTGTTCGTCGATGGCGACATGATCTTTAAGGCGGACGTGGCAGAACTGTTCGCCTTGATGCGCAACGAGTGCGACGTGGCCGTAGTGAAGCACGACTACCAGACCAAGTACCCGGTGAAGTATTTCGGGCAGCCCAACAAGACGTACCCTCGGAAAAATTGGAGTAGCGTCATGCTGTGGAACTGCGGCAATCATCCGAACCATGTGCTCACGCCGGATTACATCGCGGAGAAGTCGAGCGAGTTCCTGCACCGCTTCCAGTGGCTGAAGGATGAACGGATTCAGGAATTGCCGAAGGAATGGAATCATCTGGTCGACGAGTACGACCACAACGACGATGCCAAGCTGCTTCACTTCACGATTGCTGTGCCAGCAGTGACCAGTTACGAGGACTGCGATCATTCCGTCGAATGGTGGGACGAATTCCACAAGACGGTGGAGGTAAACGAGCGTGCCTAAAGTTCGCATCCCGATGGTTGGTCAGATCACCTCGCGCGGGCAGGATGCCTTCTTCGAGGGGATGAACGACGACCGCACGGACCAGCAATTCCGGAACGTGATTTTCGACGTGTTCGAGAATTCCATTACTGGCAAACGTGATGCGTACATTAAGCCGTGGTGTAGTTGGACGACGTTCTCTAGCCCATCAAGCCCTAGTGGCATTGGCACGGGCGTGATCGCCTGGACGGGTAAATCTTCCAGTTCGTTGGCGTTTGCGTACGGCAGCACAAATTCCACGATCTACGTGGACACGACGAGCTACGGCGCGATTACCGGGCAGACGTACCATATGTCCGAATCTAAGGTCAGCGATATTCCGTGTGTCGCCATGACCTCGACGGATAGCACTGGTTGGTACTTGATGAGCAACGCCAACCAAGCCGTGTTTACCGGGACGCTTACGAGCGGATCTCCGACCGTGACCAGCGTATCTAGCGTCTCCGGCCTGTATAGCGGGCAGGAGGTCAGCGGGACCGGGATTACGGCAGGCACGCGCATTCTGTCAGTTGACTCTGCAACGCAGATCACGCTCAACGCCAATGCAACGGCGAATGGTGCGCAATCGATTACGCCGGTCGGCGCGGCAAAGATTCTCGACGCGGATTATCCAGGGAACGCCGGCTATACCGTTACCGGGGAGATTGCATTTCTTGACGGGTTCCCGTTTGTGATGACGACGCTTGGGCGCATCCATTCTGGCAACATCAATACGATTCACCTTTGGACTGCGACCGATACGATTACGCTATCCGAAGACGCGGGCGGTGGTGTGGCGTGCAAGCGTTACAAGGACTACATCGTAGGCTTTGGAAAGCAGACGACGGAGTTCTTCTACAACGCGGGCAACGCGTTCGGTTCGCCACTGACGCGAGTCAAGGGCAGTACGTTGCAAGTCGGAGCCACGACTGCTCGTGCCGTGCTTTCGATCATGGGCACGATTGCTTTTGTCGGTCGAGGTAAAGAAACCGGCGTCGGAATTTACGTCCTCGATGGCATGCAGGCGAAGCGGATCTCTACCCGCGCAATCGATTCGCGCCTAGCAATCACTGACAACATCAACGCGCTTTATCGAATATCGCATCAGGGCAAGATATTCCTCGCCGTGCAGTTTTCTACCGTCTACACGTCGCTCGCTGTTTACGACTTCCAGACCGGGCTGTGGTCATTCACTGACACGCCGGTTGCGTTCTATGCGATGACGACACTTGTCGACAAGGAGGTGGGCGTGTTCCCGTCGAATGTGAACTACGACAATTCGACCGTCGCGCTGGCCTCCGGGCAATCGTACCTGCTGCGAAACCGGAGCAGTTTCCAGGCGATGACCGTGATAACGGACGGGCTGGACTTTGAAACAAACAACCGCAAGCGGATGAAGCGGCTGACCCTTATCTGTGATCGGGCCACGTCTAGCGCAAATGCCGAAGTATCGTACAGCGACGATGATTTTCTGACGTGGACAACGGCGAGGACGCTCGACATATCAACCGGGAATCCCACCATGCGATCTGGCGGTACGTTCCGAAAGCGAGCATTCCGCATTGTGTGGCCGACCTCTGCAACGACGCGGCCCAATGGGCAGGATGCGCCGAGGCTGAAGGCAATTGACGTGGAATATGACGAGGCTCTTGTCTGATGTTCGATCACGTAGATCCGACCTCATTTGCTGCTCGGAACCTGCAAGGCATTGACAGGTGGGAGTCGTGGACGCCTGTGCCCGTCAGCATGACTGAGGTCGGAACGGCGACGTACACCGGGCGATTCCGTGTGGTAGGTCGCAAACTGGAGTGGCAGATAGGCATTGTCGCCGGCACGTCTACGGCCTGCACAGCGGGAACAACGTACTTCCCATTGCCGATCAATGCGACCGGGTTAGCGGGCGTTTCCGTGGCGTACAACGACGCGACGAACGTAGCAATCGGCGTGTGTGCGGTAAATGTTTCAACGTCTCGGATTTATCCGCCTGCGTGGACTGCAACGGGTGATGCCATCAAGTTGGCAGGGAGTAACGAGCTATGAGCGAACGTCAGGAAGACAAGCGCAGGCGGCAGGAAGAACAGGCGCTGGCCATGCGAATGCAGCAATGGGCGGGACAAGATCCGGCGCTGATCGAACGATGGGCGGGCGGTGTGCCTGCGGGATTTGGCGGCACGAGTTTCACTGCCTACTCGCCTTCCAATGACCCGGATTACCCGGATGAGATTGCGACGAACATCGCGCAATCATGGGTGCCTGGGCAGGTGATGACGAAGGCGCAGGTGGACGAGGTAATCGCCAACCTGCGAGGCGATTCGCCGAATACTCGTGGTGTCATTGGCGGTCAAGGCATGACCTTAGACAGTTACCTCGCCGATCCTCGTGCGGCCATCAAAGTTGAGAACGGGCAGTACGTTTTTCGCCCTGGAATGGAAAGCGATTTTCTTGGCATCAACCCGACCGGATTCTGGGATGGGATGGGGCCTGCTGCGTTGGTAGCGGGCCTTGCAGGCGGATTGCCGATGCTCACGTCAATGGGCGTGCTTGGTGGCGGGGCGGCAGCAGCGGGTGGTGCGGAAGCAGCGGGGGCAGGGGCAAGCGGCGCTGGTGGTTTCTCGTCATCCTTCGCGCCCACGATCACACCAAGCACGGTCGCGCAGTCAGGCTTGCTCTACTCGGGCGGAAGTATGCCTACGGTCGCAGGGCTTTCCGGCGTCGGCGGGTTGACCGCTGAAGGCATGGCCGCACTCGGGGCGATGGGGTCTGCGGGTGCTGGATTAGGCGCAGGTACGACCGGGGCGCTTGGAAGCCTAGGGCTAGATGCGGCGGGAAATATCGTGCCGGGGATGGTCGATCTGGCGAACTCCGGCAGCATGCTGTCGACGATCCCGGCAACAACGGGCCTCCCGTCTACGCCTGGGATGCCGTCTACCAGTTCCGCACCGACGACACCCACGACGTCTACCACTCCGACCACTACCAGCCCGTTGCAGAAGTTCCTGAAAGACACGCTTGGCCTTGATGTTGACCAGAACATGCTTAGCATGCTCGGGCAACTCGGCGGCGCAGGAATTGGCCTGCTCGGCAGCAAGCAACAGTCCGACGCGCTCAAGGATTTGCAGGCGCAGATGTCCGGACAGCGCGCGCCGTTCCTGAACAAAGCGGTCGGCTACCTCAACAACCCGGAATCGTTCTACACCAGCCCGGAGGCGACCGGCGCGGCAAACGCAACCATGCGGGCACTGTCGACACAGTTCGGCAATCCTGGCACGTCACCGACCGCGCAAGGCTTGGCAACCGGGGCGCTTTACGACCGTTACTCCAACACGGTCAACTCGCTCGGATCGCTCGGGCTGTCGGGGCAGGGCATACAAGCCAATCTCGGGCAGCAGATCGCCAGCACGTCAGGACAGCCGTATGCCATCGCGGGCAACACGATCTCCGGGTTGACCAGCGACAACAGCATGGACGAAATGCTGAAGCGCATGTTCAGTCAGCAGTTCAGTTTGAATTAGGAGCGATACATGGATCTCGCGCAACTGTACGGACCGGGATATGCCGGGTATCTCCAGGGGATGCAATCCTCGCAGAATCGCAACATGCAGGCGTTGCAGGGGATGGGGATGCTGTCCAACATGCAAACCCAGGACATGCAGCGCAACGCCATGCAGGCACAACTCGCCGAGAGGCAGCGACAAGCGCAACAGCAAGTCGAGGCGCAGGAGCGCATGCAGGGGCTGCTGTCGCAGCCTGACGACGTGATCCAAGGGATGCTCGGCATGCCTGCAAATCAGGTGCGCGCATTGTTCACGATGGGCGGACCCGGATCGCTGTCCAAAGTGCTTGAGAAGAATTACGAGATGCCGTCCGATCTGCGGATGATTAATGCGCTGCCGGAGGGGCCGAAACGGACTGCGGCGATAGAGGCGAAGACAGGCATTAGCCCGCAGTTCTTCCAATCCGATCTCGGCGGGCAGCAGGCGGGATTCGTGCGAGATCCTGTCACGCAGCAGGTACAGCCGGTGTTTCAGGCTGAGAAGACGGCTGCGCCGGGGGCGGTGCCGTTTGAGATGACCGGGTTGACACCTGAGCAGGCGCGTGATTTTTCGATGTCCAGAAGCAGGGCGGGGGCAACGCAAGTGAGCGTTGATGCAAGGGAACGGAGCCGCTTGTTCGAGTGGGGAAACAAACTTCGAGACGACCTCAAAAGCGATAACCGAATCAAAGCAGCGGACGAAATGTCTTCGGCGTTCAAGTTGATTGAAACCGCCAAGATGCGGCCATCCCCTGCCAATGATCTGGCGATGGCAACAAAGTACATGAAGGTGCTGGACCCGGAATCAGTGGTGCGTGAGTCTGAGCTTGCAATGGCCATGAACGCATCGGGCCTATTTGATCGCGTGACGAACTATGCGCAGATGGTCCTCAATGGAACAAAGCTCACGCCGAAACAGCGCGAAGATTTCTACGGTTCTGCTAAGGCGATTAACGATTCGTTCCAAAAGGGCGCAACCGAGATCATTGGGCAATACGAGGATGCGGCGAAAAGGTACGGACTCGATCCCAAAGACGTTACGGTGGGAAGGCGCATGCCTGATGCGACGGCCACTGCACCTGCTGCCGGGACGTTTGAGAAGTTGCCGAGCCCGTCGATGTACCGTGGCAAGCGTATGAAATCGGATGACGGGACTATCTATCGTTCGGATGGTATGCGATGGGTGAAAGAATAATGGCATTCACTCTAATTGACGATGAGCCAAAAGCTGGCAAATTCACGTTAGTGGATGAGCCAGAAAAAGCCCCAATGGGCGCGGTTGAACGCTTTGGCATGGGGCTTGCCGATCCTATCCACGGCGGCGCGCAATTGCTTACGAAGATCCTGCCGTCTGGAGTTGTGAACGCCGGGAATCGTCTTAACAACTGGCTGGCGGATACTACGGGGATGGTTGCAAGAGTCCCGGAGGGTGGCGTCGATCAGATGGTTCGAGAACGAGAGACGGCATACAAAGAACAGAAGCCGGAAGGGTTCGACTTCGCGCGGCTTGGCGGAAACATTCTGAGCCCGGTTAGCATCGCTGCGGGCGGTGCTGGAAGCCTTGCCGGTGGCGCTGGCCTAGCAACACGTATGGCTGCTGGCGGTGCGACAGGTGCCGTTATGGGTGCGTCTGCTCCGGTGACAGAGGGCGACTTCACAGACCAGAAGCTCAAGCAAATCGGCTTGAGTGGTGTTGCGGGCGGCTTGACGCCTGCGCTCGTGGCTGGCGTATCTAGGCTAGTAAGTCCGAAGGCATCTATCAGCCCTGACGTTCAACTGCTGAAGACCGAAGGGGTGCGGCCATCCATCGGGCAAACGCTCGGAGGCGTGGCAAATCGTGTCGAGGAAAAAATGCAGAGCATCCCAATTGTCGGGGATGCTATTTCGGCGGCGCGTGGGCGAGCGGTCAATGATCTGAACAAAGCAGCCATCAATCGATCCGTTGAACCGATTGGCAAGAAGGTAGAGAAGATCGGCACGGAAGGCATCAAAGAAGCGGGCGACTTGCTGTCGCAGGCGTACGACGATGTGCTCGCATCCGTGAACATGGTCAAGTTTGATGGCAAGTGGAAGTCAGACCTGACGCAGCTTAAATTTATGGCGAGCGCCCTGCCGCCAAATGTCAAAGGCACGTTTAAGCAAGCCATCAAAGGTCGCGTAGAGAGCCGTATCTCAAAAGCTGGAAGCATGACAGCCGAGACGATGAAACAAGTTGATAGCGAGATCGGATCACTTGCACGACGCTATCAGGGTTCATCGATTGCCAGCGAACAAGAACTAGGCGATGCATTGCTGCAAGCGCAAACGCTGCTACGCGACCAAGTGTCTCGGGTTAGCCCTGACGCAGCGCAACGGATCGCGGACATTAACAAGGGATGGGCGAATCTCGTTCGTATCGAAGGCGCAGCAAATCGAGCGGTCAACAACGACGGCGTGTTTTCTCCTGGGCAATTGGGGATGGCGGTACGAACTGCGGACAAGTCCACACGAAAGCGTGCCGTAGCTCGCGGGACGGCTCTAATGAGCGACCTTGCCGGGGCTGGAAACATGCTCGGATCGCGCGTCCCTAACTCTGGATCTACTGACCGGCTAATGCTGGGTGCTGGCGCAATTGGCGCGGGCGCGATCTCGCCGACGATACCGCTGGCTCTTGGAGCCGGTGCTGCGATGTATACGCCGCAGGTGCAGTCAGTGCTTCGTTACTTGGCGACTGTTT